CTGCCACAGCAGGCGCGGCACACGGCGTGCGAGTGAGTTGCGAAAGGCACCGCGGAGGACGACGTCGCCACCCTCGTCAACGTTGCCGAAGGTCGAGGCGTAGCCGCTGAAGCTCCAGCCGTCGTCCCCGCGGCTTTTCAGTTCCTCGAGCTGGAATCCGACTGACTTGTAGGTGAGCATTGGCGCGCACTCCCGGAGAGGGGCTCGACGGGATGGCCGAGGACCGTGAGGTCAAGTGGCCTGCGCGACGTCGCGCTCAATGTAGCACTAGCCCACGATCGTCGCTAGCCGGGACGGGACGGCCACTGACGGCACAGACGCCCGCGCCACGACACCTCCTGGGTTGTCTACTGCCCAAGAAGAGCCGTCGAAGGGGTCAGCCTCATTCAGAATCTTGATCCACGTCAGGCCGGCGTCCGATGAGATCCAGAAATTCTGCTGCACAGCATTGTCGGCATACCCGGTCATGACCAGATCGGCGCGCGATGGCCCTGCGGCATCGATCATGAAGTAGCTGTCAGGCGAGCCGGTAAAGCCGAAGCCCTCGAGGACGTCGATGGTCTTCACCAGCGTCCAACTCGAGCCGGAGTTGGTCGTGCGATACACCAGCACGTCACCGCCGGACAAGCTCGCCGTTCCGACAGCGACGAACGTCGTCGCCGACAGTGGAATCGCGTCCCATGGCACAAAAGTGGCAGGACCAATGGCAGACATGCCCGACGGCTGGACGAGATACACCTGAGCGGCGGCGCGGCTGGTGAACAGACACAGGTCGTCATTCAGGGCGCGGACGAGGTAGCGGCCGCCATAACCAACCTGCGCGACATTCGCGAGGATTTCGGTGCCCGTCCCGTCGAGGTTGCACCGCTTGAAGTCCACGTTGGTTGTTCCGAAGGCGGCGTACCACAACTTGCTCGATGCAAGCGACATGAAGCCCGGACCCACGACCGTCGCGAGTTGAGTCCAGGTCGTACCGTCGTCAGTCGACCGCCAGATGCCTTGCTCGGTATCACTCGTTTCATTGTTGAACAGGAACACCTGTCCACTCCGAGCTTGCACGCTATACACAAGCGGACCAACCCCTGGTGCTGCCGATGGGAAGGCTGTGCTGATGCTCCAAGTATGGCCCGCATCGGTTGAGATGCGCACGTAGCTATCGTTTTTCCAGACGGCGTAGACCTTGTCCGGATTGGCCTGGTCGCAGGTGAGGGCGCTGATCCAAAAAGCATCCGTCGTTGCCGCCCCAGGTGGCGGCATTTCCGCAAATTGCCACCAGACACCGGACACTTGAGCGAAACCCCACTGGTTCTCAGACTGGGAATAAAAGTCCGTCACGCCTGGACCACTGTCAGCACGCCGCAGCGGTGGCACTTGACCTCGACCCGCGAGCCCGGCGCGACACGCACAATAGGACTGCGACAGATGCCGCAGCGCGCCAGTTTCAGGCGCTCAGCGTCAGCAGTGCCGGTTTTCGTGTCGCTCGGAAGTGCTCGAGGAGTGTTGTCCATGCTTGCGGCCACTCGAGAACATGGTTGCGCAACGAATGCTCAGTCGCGACGCGGCGGCGCTGGGCGCGCCACAGACGCCGGCGTAGCTCGCCGTCGTCGACCAGACGCAGCAACGCGGCTTCCCATTCGGCAGCGGTCTCGGCAACCAGCGCGTCCTGCTCGGGGGTGATGCCAGGCCCGTACAGGGTGCGCGAGCAGACCGAGACCGCGCCGGCCAGCGTGAATTCCCATGCTTTGATGGGCGTCTTGCAGCGATTGAAGTGGTTGTCGGCCACGCTGCAGCAGGCGATGTCGACGTTCTTGAGCGCCCGCGGATATTCGGCGAGCGGCAGCCAGGGTAGTCGATGCAGCCGGCGCGCTGGTACGGCATCGGTGAGCACCTCAGGCAAGAAGCCCTGGACCACGAAGTGGACGTCGGTTCGACGTTGTGCGACGTTGTGCCACGCCTCGGCGACGGGCTCGAGATCTTCCTGATAGCGGGCGCCGCCAGCCCAGCCGATCGCTAGATGCTTTTCGATTCGACGCGCGCCCGCAAGTGTGCGACGAAACCACGCCACGTCGATCGCATTCGGGACGACCACGACGGGGGCGTCGGTGTACTGGTGGATGACGGCTGCGAGCTCATGATTGCTGGTGGTGACGCCATCGCACAGTCGGAGGGCGGCGATGCGGTCGCGTCGGTCCTGCTCGAGCTCCTCGAGCGGTTTGTCCTTCTCCGTCGTGGCATGTTGTCGCGCTCCGATCTGCGGCGTGAGCACGTCGTCGTCCAGGTCGTAGATCACCGCCAGACCGACCTTGTGCAGCGTGCGGATCCACTGACGCGACGAGACATGGTCGCGCCAGTAAAAGCGCGGGATGACGATCGCCTCGAGCCGCGTGGCGGCCAGGTACGGCCACTCGGGCGCGTCCATCTCGGGATCATCCTTGTGACGAAACCAGGCGCCATAGCCGCGTCGCTGCAGCTCGGTATACGGCTGGAGCACACGCCACAGCGTCGGGCCCGACTCGTCGCCGGTCAGCGCCAGGACGTGCGGGCCGTTCACTTGCTCCGCTTCGGTACCCGCTTCGGGAGTGTGCCCGTGTTCCCAAAATGATGGCGTTTGACCCAGGCGTGGCCGAACTTCCAATTCAGATAGGCGCGTTGCTTCTGTGACTTGACTGGCACTCAGATGATCCCCTCTCGCAGAACAGGCACCAGGACCATGGTGCAGTTGGGATGGTTGAGTTGTGGCCGTTCGGAGATCGGTACGATCCGGCCGTTGCGTTGCGCGCAGGGTAAGTCCCACTCGTCGCCGTCGATGATTTTGACGTGGTCGACCATGCCCGTCGCGGCATAGCGATTCAGGCTCGCTTCGTTCTGGGCGTGCTGCAATTCGGTGCGCGCGATCGTCTCGGCGCGGCCCTTCCATGTCTCGGAATACAGGCCTTCGATGCCGTGATAGCCGATGTTCGCATTGCCGTGGGCCAGCTCGTACGTCGAGAGTCCGAGCGCCTGGCCAACGCGCAGCTGCTCGGCGATCGCCTGCCGCGTCGTCTCGTCGATGCGCACGACGCGCTGGGCCGCATCGACCAGCAGCAGATTGACGGCGCTGTCGCTGATCACGAAGCGCTCGGCATCCAGGCCGAACAGACGGATGAGCGCCGCATGCACCGCGGCGAGCATCGCCAGATAACGCTGCTCGAGGATTGCGGCCAGGCGGCGTTGCTCCTCGGGCGTGTCGTAGATGTCATTGACGTCAGGCATTCACCGTCTCGGTCAGGCTCTCCTGGACGCGCTTCTGCTGCCCCTCGAAATACTCGTGCAAGTCGGCCGTGGTCCCGGGCTCGGCGAGCTGGACGAGCGCCTGCAGCACGTCGGGCAGCATCTCGTTGGCCTTTTCGGGCGGCACGTGCGGACGGTGCATCTGCTTGGTGCCCGGCGGCAGGCCCTGCTCCTGGCCTTGCTGCGTTCCCGGTTGGTTGACATTGGGGAATTGATTCGGCAGGGGCGCGTTGTCGTCCATGTCCGGTGGCAAGCCGACGTCGGTGCGCGCCTCGTTGCGGCGCACCCAGCCGCCGCGCACGCCAAGGTCCAGGCGCTTCCACTTGGCATCTTCGTCCTCCTGGAAGGCACGCAGGTCGGTCACATCGAAGGCGACTTGAATCGTCGGATCGCTGGTGAACTCGGGCGTGAGCTGCATGTTGACCGCGGCCGCGTCGAACGAATAGAGCGGCATCAGCGTCATCTCGGCGAACATCTCGCGCGCCTCGCGGAAGTTGGCGTATGTCGAGCGGTCCAGGCCGGCACCCAACCCAGCGATGATGGCCGGCACGCGCAGCGCCGCGGAGATGCGCTCCTCGGGAATGCGGTGGAGCGCCTTCATGTCCATCTGCTCGGGAGAAAAGCCATACGGCTCGGCTTTGGCGCCGCCGGTCAGCACGCCGGTGCGGCCGCGGTGGGTGCCGCCGAAACGCTCTTCAAACTGGGCTTTCATGTCCTCGGCTTGCTGCTGGGTGATCTGTGCGTCAATCGGGACCTGAATGAGCATGCCGACCGAGCCACCGTTGCTGAGCATGGCGGCCTGCCAGGCGTGCGCCTCGTCGTCGCCGGCAACCTCGCGCACCAGGCGCTGCAAGGGCGAGCAGCCGACGCGATGATCCTTGTCGTCGACGCCGAGTCGAAAGTGCACGATGTCGTCGGATGGGATCAGCTCCGGGTCTTTGGCCGGGTCGTACGTGTAGGCGTAGAAGCTGATGAAGATGCCCTGGGCGGCGTCCTCTTTGGTGGTGACCGGCTGCAGCCGCATGGGCGAGATCGGCCACAGCGCGATCACGTTGGTGCCGGCGCCGGCGGTGCGGACTTTCCGCCAGTAGGCGTTGCCCCCGACATGCTTACACCACTGGGTGTAATGCCATAAATCTTCGCGCGTCAGGTACGGATTCGGCTTGTCGAGCAGCTTCTTGAGTGGGTGCATGGGCAACTCGTCGCGCGTGCCCGGATCGGTCTGCTGGTAGACCTTGGCCGGGGCTTCGGGATACGCGGTGGCAATCGCCGACAGGCACGCGAACACGGCCGAATTCGAGTCGTTGTAGTGCCAGGCGCCATAGATCATCTCGGTCGCACCTGGACCGTGCACGAGCGTGCCGAGACGGATGGCGGCGTTGATGTCCGGGTCGGTGGCGATGACCGGATTCAGATAATCCGGGTAGAGATACAGCTTGCGCTGCTCGACCGATTGAATGGCCCGCTCCACCGGTTTTACTCGCTCGCGGCGCACGGGATGCGTGAATCGATCCAGAAAGCTCATATAAAGCGCACCTCCGCTCCGGTCACCATCA